ATACAACAATCTGGCTTAGTATCTGTTTGCATGGGTGCGCTTACAGGTTGCTTTGGTATTTGGATGGGCAAAGAAGCAAAGACTGATAGGAGCACATAATGATTACGCTTCTTGGCAGCTTGCTTGGTTTTGGCACATCGTTTTTGCCAGAGGTTTTAAATTATTTTAAAGCAAACCAAGCGCACAAGCATGAGCTTGAAAGAGCGCAGCTTGAAATGGATCTGATGTCTAAACGTGCTGAATTAAAACTCAGTATCATGGACAAACAAGCAGACATCGAAGAAACCAAAGGACTGTATGAACATGATAAGTCTATTGACGCTGGAGGATTTATCAACGCTCTCCGGGGTAGTGTTCGTCCTGTTATTACTTATGCCTTCTTCCTATTGTTCGTAGCAACTAAGGTTGTAATCATGCTCAAGGTTCTGGAAGATGGTGGCAATTGGATGCAGGGTGTTGAGCTTATGTTTGACCAAGAAACAAAAGGACTCCTGAGCGCCGTTCTCGCATTCTGGTTTGGCAATCGCGCAATCGGTAAATATATGAGGACAAAATAATGCGTAAGATAAATGGCGTTGTAATTCACAGCACGGCCACAAATCCAAGCTGGTATGCAGATCGATCAGCTGAAGATGTGGTTGAGGAAATTCGCCGGTGGCACATGACCGAAAGGGGCTGGTCAGATATAGGTTATCATGCGGTGATTCATCGTAATGGAGACATTGCAATGGGGCGTCCAATTGAAAACCCTGGGGCGCATACACGCGGGTTTAACAAATCAACTTTGGGGGTTGCACTTGTTGGTGGCAGGGGCGGCTGTAAAGATGATGAGTTTTTAGATAATTATACTGAAGCACAACAAACATCATTGCGCCAATTGCTTGCAAATTGGCATGAAGATTATCCAATTGAATGGGTAAGGGGACACAATGATTTTGCAAATAAAGCGTGTCCGTGCTTCTGGGTTGAAAGCTGGTATTGATGAAACGCAAGTTCGATCCAGTTCCCAAAGATAAAAAGTCTGGTATTCCCAAGAAGTATGTGAAGGGATCGAAAGATCCTGATGCAACCCGGCGTGAAATTCTGCGTACCAGGGCGCTGTATCGCATGGGCAAGCTTACACCGGAAATGATGGATAAGATCAGCAAGCAGCGGAGCAAGCGGTAATGGCAAAGTTTAGCGGCATACCTGGGGCGGATCGATACAGTTCTGCGACCTTGAATAAAGTTTACAAGCGCGGTCTTGGTGCTTATTACAGTAGCGGATCCCGGCCAAAGGTATCGGCTCATCAATGGGCGATGGGACGTGTAAAGTCTTTTGTATCTGGCAAAGGCGGAGCCAGGAAAGCGGATGCTGATATTTTAAAAGGAAAAAGCTAATGCCGTACTCAAAGTATTCTCCCAAGCAAAAAAGATTGGCGGCGATGGCCGGTGATCGAAAGAAGATAACAGCTGAGGATCTCAAGGCTGTTGCTAAGAAGCGTATGCTGAAGAAAGGAAAAGCATAATGCCCTATGGTAAAGGTACATATGGTTCTAAAGTTGGCAGACCGTCAAAGGCTGACAAGATGAACCCGACTTTGAAGAAGATGGCTATGAAAAAAATGAAGGCAAAAAAGAAAAAGACCGCTTGAAGTTACGGTCTTAATTTGCTTTATTCTTTTCGAGGGTGGCATTCCATTAACGAATCTTTTTGTGTAAACTGCTTAAATCAGTTTGTGGTTTTGTTACTCGCAGTAACCGTCACCCTCACGATTATATCTGCTTACCTTCTACGCGCAAACTTCGAACAAACTTTTCCAATTCTTTTCGCGCTCGCCATAAATCCTGTTGAACATTAGGATGTTTTGTACCGGTGCGAAGGTATGCGTCCAGACAGCGTTCTTCCTCCCGCTTGAGATGACGTAAAAGTGCGTGATCTTGGGATGTGAGTTTTAGCATTCTCTACCACTCTGCTCATGTAACATTCGGGACACATTGTGTCATGGTCGGATTTTACCAGAGCATCCCTATCGCAGTACATACATTTCTCAGTCATGGTCTACTCCTTGGTCTAATTACGGATGACACAACGTCTGTTTCCACGCAGGTCATAAAAATGTCATTGCCGTACAGCTTCACGATATGATCGTAGATCGAGTCAGCCAACCCCTGATCCATAACTTGCTGGCAGTGGCTTTCTGTGGCGTAGACTATGCTTGCAAGCGGCGCTGCATTGAATGACGCCATTTCATAGTCGATCATTAACACAGTAAAAAACTCAATCATCCTTGCGTCTCCCATCTTTAAATGTGATTTTATTGCGCCTAGCTACACCATCAACATTGTTCCAGGTAACACCCATTGCTTTCGCCGTTTCAAGTTTAGTAAATCCAGCCTCCGCGAAAGATCTATATTGCTCTGGGGTATAGCCTCGACGACCACCTTTCCGACCATCGAACAGCGGCCAGTTTAGATCATAAAGATTTACCATATTGGACACTGATGCGGTTGCCTTGCCCAATGCCAAAGCTGCCTGGGATCGGCTTATCTTTTGGTCGATCATTTCTTGCAACAAGGCTCTGCGCTCGAGGTGCATACGATTATTAATATCGTTCCATTTATCGCGCCAAGTCATTGTGATTGTAACCTGAATGTTTTCTCGACCTGCTTCATGCTTTCATCTGATAGCATATCGATGTGCGCGAAGTTGACTTCCCACAATTCCTCAAACTGTTTCTTTGATCTCTTCTGCGCTCCATATGACCGGGCAAGATTGATAACTGCCTCGCGGTATTCTTCATCCGTCTGGCATTTCTGTTTCTCTTGACCGTTGTGATAGAATACTGTCCAAGGCGGTACTTGTGATATCTCTGTTTCATGTGAAACATTCTCCGGCTCAAGAGGTTGAACGCTGATATCCGGCGCGGCTTTCTGTTCTTCCATTGCTTTTTCTTTCCGGGAAACTGCCGCGATTTCATTAGCACTTGCGTAAGATCCACCATGCAAACCAAGTGACGCCAGGGCGCGACCGATAGCAGATGTTTCGCAGTTTTCTAGTGCCGATGTTTTGTTGACGTTGCTGGAGCCTCTGATCTCCTCGGCCATGCCGCTTCCGATGGTCTGGCCCTTGTGTGTTACGATGGCCTTCACAACAACACGCTTTCCATCATCAACCAGTATCTCGGTATCAATCCCCATGTGCTCACCAAAGGCCATACGGAATTGTTCAACGCGAACAAAAACCTCTGTGTATTTCTTGCCCCCGCGCTGGGTGACGCCGTGCGTTCTGTTCAGATCGTTCACAGCTTTCATTGCATCGATTAGATTACTCATTTTATCCTCACTGTTACGCCGGGGTTGCCGACTTCTACGGTTGCGCCGGGAACAAATTCCCCAGCCTCTAATTGTTGTTTGATTGCTGTCAGATCCGGTGTTTCTGTGATCCTCATAAGCTGAGAAGGTATCTCGCTCGGATCTTCAATGACAACTTTCTGTCTGGGCTTGGTGCGCGAGACTGTACCGAGCGGATGATCCGCTTTCTTCACGCCCATAGCGTCCAGCAAATGCCCTATGACTTGCGTTGTGGCGTCTACTCTGGCATCGTATCGCTTTGCACGTTCCGTGTACTGTGCGGCCGTCTCCTTGGCTGCTTGCTGGCTTGCCTTGGCCCACTGTCTTTGCTCAATCAGCTTGCCCAAGACGTCCATTGCGTCTGTCTCACCGTCCAGTGTGTCCAGAAGTGTGTCCTCATCATCGCCGCAGATCTCTCGGATACTGTCGGCCATGCGTTTGATCTCTTCAAAGTTCACGTACAATTTTTTCTCCTTCCTCTGTGATCTTCCAAACAATCTCTGAGTTTCCCCATGTGTTTTTTGATCTGACTAAACTGTCTGCAATCAAATTCATTTCTTGCAATTCGGTCAGTCTTGGACGTACACTGAGAACAGACAGCCCGGAGCAGGTGCTTATGTCCTCGCTGGTCCCACCACGCCTCAAGGAGAACAGCGCACTAAGTACCTGCAATCTCCTCCCCTTGACACGCCGGGCCACCTTATGCGCTGCCGCACGTTCCGTATCTGGTCCATCGCGGTGGTGCATTTTTTTGATCTGAACATCATCAATCTTCATCGTCGCTTCCTTCCACTTCTCCGCTTCCCTTACAAATCAAACAATCATCCCACTTTGTATCGATATACCCGATATCCCGTGTGAAGCTTTGGGGCCGGGGGATTTCGTATTCAACCTGGCCATCCCCGTCACAATATGGGCAGATCATTGCAAGATCCCCGCGATCACCATGCAACCATAAAAGATTGCAAACAAACAAACCGCACCCACTACATCACCGATAAAGTCTTTCATCGTTAAGCCTCCCAAAACAAGATTACGTTGCCGATCACTTTACTTTTCCAACCAGGCAAACCCCAAAGATAGTCAATGAAAAACTCTTCAAGGCTGTTCTGGTTTTCCGTGACGGGCTTCTCCCACCGGTAATAAACCTTACCGTCCCGCTCGCAGGTTTCAACAATGCCATCTGCAATCATGCTGTGAACATCTAACATTCTGTAAAGATCCTCCATCGTTTACCTCATTGAACCAGCAATGCGCCCCGTAGGGCGCTAAACAAGATCAACAGTAAGAAACATTCACGAACATAACCTGGGGGATGTTGTCATCAATGTTGCTGAACTCATAGATATCTTCCATGCCGTTGAAGTGGCCGTACTGGTGAACATACGCGGCGGCATCGATATCATCTTTTTTAGCCATGTCTGCTTGATCGCAATAAACATAAACACCATTACAACCCGCAGCCTGAAAGCTTTTGACTTGAGCCTTGACCCCAATGTCTTTTAACTTTGCTTTGATCTGGGCCGCTGCCCGTGCTTGTACTGATTTAGCCATTATCTTTCCTCCTTCTTGACTAGGTGATGCGCCCCGTGAGGCGCACTGCGTAATCAAGCTTCGTAAACCCCAAGCAACCCAGGGTTTACCCATTCAGCAAACAAACCGTATTTGTCCAAGATCTTGTTGATCTTACCGTTGACGCCAAACAACCAACCATCATGTGCCCAGTGCATACAGTCATAATAATCAGCCCAGATTTCATCACAGTTATCTTCGCCGCTGATAAACATACCATCCTCGTTTTCAAACACGGGCGCACCGATTTTTTCCAAGGCGTTAAAAGCTTTTCTAAAGTTCTGTTTCATCATTGTTCCTCCTTAACAGATCCGCATTACTTCCCCGGCTTTCGCCCGGGCAATCCAATCTTCCTGACCAGCCTGATCACCGGCCTGAACCTTTGCCAACAAGCTTTCCTCGTAGGCAATCATATCTTCCAAGTCGCATTGCCGATCACCGGCACCCCGCGCGTCTTGCTGGTCAAACAAATCAAACTGCATGTCTTTTCCTTCCTGTAAAAAACAAATCACAACTTGATAGATAAGTGATATCGGTTTATGTGTCAATAGTGATATCGCAAAAAAATGCACAGAAAGGTAAAAAAAATGTCCAAGAAACGCTTAGTAGCTGAAAACATTGTAGTTTTTCACACTCGAATGCCAGCCGAAACAAAGGAAAAGCTGGATCTTTATGCTGATAAGGTTGGGGAAAGTTCCGCCAGGGTCTTATCAAATCTGGTTGACCAACATCTGCCCAGCACAAAATCAGCGGTCACTTTCACAGAAAACGATGACCAGGTAGACTTAGAAACATGGCTAAGAAACCATGAGTAAAAGCATACACAAAGTTAGCTTCTGGTTGGCTGATACACCAATCGGTAAGGGTCGCCCACGGTTTACCAGAGCCGGGCGCGTGTTCACGCCAAAGAAAACGAAAGACTTTGAGCTAAAGATTGCGGCCAAGGCATCGGATGAAATGCTGTCTCTGGGGATTGATCCGTTTACTGTTCCATGCAAGGTTTATATCTTGGCACAGTTCCCGATTCCTAAATCATGGCCTAAGAAGCGCGTAGAGGCCGCTACACGTGGGGAAGTGGTTCCCGGCAAGCCGGACATCGATAACGTGGCAAAGCTCGTCCTGGACGCTCTCAACGGCGTTTGCTTTGAGGATGATAAACTTGTTCAGACGTTAAAGATCACCAAGAAGTACGGTCAGCCGTTGTTGTTGGTACAAGTGGAGGCAGAAACATGAAGCCGGTCACGATCAGAGCAAAGGATCTCAGAAAGTTTGCCATCATCCCAATCAAAGCCGTGACAGATCCCCAAGTCACAAGAACAACCGCTCTCTCTGTGCTGGCCGCTCTCTGTTCTTATTGCGATGAAACAGGCTGTACATTCGTCTCACAGGCTCGGTTGGCAAGCGATCTCGGCATCTCACGCCAGGCAGTCAACAAGCAGCTTAGAAAACTGAGAGACTTAGAATACATTGTCAGAGCCAAGCGGCGTTACAAAGGACAGACAACCACCACGTACAAGGTCATTTATGACGACGTAAAAACAGAAGAGGAAGCACTCGCAAACCTATCACCGGCAGAGCGCATCGGCTTAGAAGAACGCAGAGAAAAGCTACGTCAACAAATGGAAAACAAGCCATCAAAAGTAATCAATTTGCCTGTGGATAACTCTGTGGATAAGTCTAACGTGTCAACCCCAGAAGTTTCACAGGGTGCAACCTCAGAAGTTTCACCCCCTGAAACCCCAGAAGTTTCACTAAACAGACCATATAACAGTATATATAACAGTATAAGTGATGTCAGTAGACAGTGTTGTTCTTTGTTTTTAAAAATTGCTGAAAGTTATGGAACGCCAAGACAGGTCAATGATCGTGATTATCAGGTCATGGAAGGCTGGGTAAAGGATGGGCTGACGGTTAGGCAATGGGGCGAGATCCTCGAAGATCATGCCAAATGGTGCCATGCGAACCGCCGGGACTATCCTCGAGGCATCGGATGGTTTGCAATTCCGGTGCAAAAGAAGCTGGGAAACGCACCAAAACGCAGCAAGAATACAATCAATGCGGTAGTAAAAAAGCTAAGACCTTGATATTAAACGATAAGTCACTTAACATAATACCTATTATACGCCGTAATCGATTTAGATTGCAGTTTCGGCGCGACTTGCCTCGGATCGACCAGCGCCCGACCGACCACCCCTGCCCCCCACCCCCGCGCGTTACTGTGCATACCCCCACATAAATATTTTCTGGTTTTTTTCTGGATTGTGTGCGATACCTATTTTTATCAATTAGGAAGGATTGAGTTATGAAGAAGATGTATCGAGTTGTTCAGGGACAGAAGCGGCGGAATGATCCTGATAAGAAGGATTGGGTGAGATTGGGTATTGCGTTCAGCGACAGTAACGGGATGCGAGTTAAGTTGAATGCGTTGCCATTGCCTGATGAGAATGGAGAGATTTGGTTAAACTTGTTTGAGGACGAGCCTAAGTCTGGTGGTCAACAGATGCAGAGATCTTCTCAGACAGAAGATGCTATACCGTTCTGATGGCGAGAACCCGGCAAACTCCGATTGGTAGATTTGGTGGGGTACGTTTAGCGCAGCGGCGTATTCGGACCAGTGAGACATTGGAGAATAACAAGGAAGCGGTTGCCCAGGAGTTGATTGCTCTTGGGACCACTTCGATTACTGAGATTATAAATCTTGATGGTTCTATGCGTCCGTTGGACGAGATACCGGATTATGCGTTACGGGCGATAAAGAAGATTGTTCCGATGCCGGATGGTCGTGTATCGATTGAGTTGTTTGATAAGGTGAGTGTTTTGCGGATTTTGGCGAAGGCAGCTGGTTTCTTAGATAATCCTGAGAAGGAGAATGATAAGCCATCGATTGTTGGGATTAACATGCGTGGACCGGCGGCAACGACAGAGTATGCTGAGGTGGTGGATGATTTATCTGAGCGGGAAAAAGGTTAGTTGCACTAAAGACTTGGGGGTTATGCTCAGCTTCAATGCAGGAAAACAATCTCTTCGCGGCCACAGTTTGTTTGCGGCAGATAACGGGTGTTTTGTTCAATCGGAAAAGTACAGCGATGAAGGTTATCTAGCGTGGTTAGATAAATTGGATCGAACATTTTGTCTGTTTGCGGCTGCGCCTGATGTGGTTGGGGATGCTGAAAAAACGAGAGCGCGAAGTTATCCGATGCTTCCAAAAATCAGGAGGCTTGGATTTAAGGCTGCGTTTGTAATTCAGGACGGAGAAACACCGGATCAAATTCGATGGGATGAGTTGGATGCGATTTTTATTGGTGGATCTACGGAATGGAAACTTGGTCCTATTGCAGCGGATATTGCTTCCGAAGCAAAAAAGCGCGGCAAGTGGGTTCATATGGGCCGTGTAAACTCATTTAAACGAATGAGATTGGCAGCGGCCATAGGATGCGATAGCGTCGATGGGACTTACCTGGCGTTTGAGCCGGATAACAGGAAGGGAAAGATAGAAAAATGGTTACAGAAACTAAAGCAACAACCGTTGCTAGAAATGGTGGGTTAATTCCCTGGGCGTATCTAGGCGGATATATCGCAACGATACCGCTGGCAAACTGGATGATTGGCAATATCGGGACGTTTTGTGTTCCTGATGGTCCTTGTATGATACCTGTTGGGCTTGGAATGACTGCGCCAAGCGGTGTGTTAATGGTGGGCGCGGCACTTGTTTTGCGCGATCAAGTTCAAGAACATCTTGGAACCAAGTGGTCTTTGTTTGCAATTTTTATTGGTGCGGTTCTGTCTTACATTCTGGCAGATCCATTTATTGCAATCGCAAGTATATTAGCGTTTGGAGTGTCGGAGCTTGTAGATTTTTTTGCATATACAAAAGTTCGACAAAAAAGCCGTGAATTGGCGATAGCAGTTTCAGGATTAGTTGGAGCAATATTTGATAGCGTTGTGTTTCTTTACATTGCGTTTGGGTCTTTAGCCTATATCGAGGGGCAAATATTTGGTAAGCTTGCAATTAGCATCTTGGCCGCTGGCATTCTTTGGGTGATGAAAAATGGATATTCCAAGTCTTGATTTGAACTTTGAGAACAGCCCGACTGTTTGGAAGTTTTTACATGACGATAGCTTCGTTAGGGGCTTGATGGGTCCGGTTGGATCGGGTAAATCCTATGGCTGTGCAGCCGAGATAATGCTTAGGGCAGTGAGGCAACAACCTAGTCCACGCGACGGTATCCGCTATTCCCGATTTGTTATCGTTCGTAATACATATCCCGAGCTGCGCACGACCACGATTAAGACCTGGCAAGAGCTATTTCCCGAGGACACCTGGGGATCTATGCGCTGGCAGCCGCCGATTTCACACCACATTCGTATTCCAACGCGGGGCGATATCCCTGGGATTGATTGTGAAGTTATCTTCATGGCCCTTTCTTCTCCGCAAGATGTACGGAAACTGCTGTCATTGGAGCTTACGGGCGCTTGGGTCAATGAGGCCAGAGAGTTGCCGAAAGCGGTGATTGATGGTTTGACGCACAGAGTTGGGCGATATCCGACAAAAGCGGATGGTTCTCCGACATGGTACGGCATTTGGATGGATACGAACCCGCCTGACAATGACCATTGGTGGCATGAGTTAGCAGAGAAAAATCCGATTGGTGGTGCCTACCCGTGGACATTCTTCAGACAACCCGGCGGTGTTTTGGCGGTGGATGGGAAAGATGTGCCGGAAAATCCAGAGGCGCAGGGCCATGTGTTTTCTGGGGGCAAATGGTGGAAAACCAATGAGGATGCGGAGAATAGAAACAATCTGCCGCCCGGATATTATCAACAGCTTCTCGGCGGAAAGAATGCGGATTGGATCAGGTGCTATGCGCAGGGAATGTACACGTTTGTGCAAGAGGGGCGTCCGGTCTGGCCGGAGTATGACGATGAATTGATGAGCGGGGATGTTGAGGTCGATCCGTATTATCCTATGCAGATTGGCGTTGACTTTGGATTAACACCGGCAGCGATCTTTGGGCAGAGAACACAAGCAGGGGCGTGGCGGATCTGCGATGAGCTTGTAACATTTGACATGGGCCTTGAACGGTTTGGTCAGGAAATGATGGCATTGATTGCTCAGAAATATTCTAAGCATGATATCCTGATCTGGGGCGATCCGGCGGGGAATAAACGGGATGAGATTTACGAGGTTACAGCCTTTGACCATCTCAGATCACTTGGTTTCAAAGCACAACCAACAGAAAGCAATGCGTTTCAAGTCAGACGCGAAGCCGGGGCAAGTCCTATGGGGCGGCTGATAAATGGCAAACCTGGGTTGATGGTGGATAAGAAATGCTTGCGGCTGCGCAAATCTTTAAGCGGTGGATACTTTTTCAAGCGTCAAAGCATGGGCGCTGGGCAAGATCGATTTAAAGATACGCCGGTGAAGAACGATCATTCACACTGCGGGGATGCGTTTGGATATCTTATGCTGGGTGGCGGTGAACAAAGACGACTGCGCAGGGGAACATATGGAAATGGCTTCTCAGCACAAAGCTACTCCGCTGAAACGGAGTTTAATGTATTCTAATGGGCCTGATACAGCTACCAACATTCAAAATGCGGACGGATGAACAAATTGTTCCGCTGACACTCAATCATCTCTATAGTATTAAACTCGGACCACACGAACAAGAATACGCCAAACATATTCCAGACTATTTGGATTATGTTTGGGATCACTCTGAACTTGGATGGTCTTGGACCGGGATTGGACGTGGTCGCGTTGTTTGCTGTTTTGGAGTAAGAGATTTTTGGCCAGGCGTAGTCGAAGCCTGGTTTCTCCCAGGAGAAGGCATGAATGATCATGTTAGATCGATTTTAATAGGCGCAAGAGCAATATTAAACAATGTGATGTCTGATAACGATATCAGACGTATGCAAATCTGTGTAAAAGTAGACAATCAACCCGCATTAAGGTTTGCTAAAGCACTACAGTTTGAGGTAGAGTGCAAGCTAAGAAAGTACGGTCCAGAGGGGGCCGACTATTATTCTATGGCGAGGTTTGACTAATGGGCGGACTGTTTGGCGGAAAAAAGAAATCGAAACCGGCTCCGGTAGTCGAGAAAGAAGTGGCGGCTGAAAAAGCACAAGAACGTCAGGAAGAGCGTGTAATAGCGCAAGAAAAGACGGAATCACAAGCAGCACAACAGCGGCGGCGGATCCGTAGATCTGGCGGAATGCGATTGTTGTTCTCTCCATTGCGACAAGAAGGGCCGGGTGGCCAGATGAAAACCAAACTAGGCGGTGATTAAGATGGTTACTCGCCCCAGGTCTTACACAGATGCCATTACAAGAAAACCAGCAAAAGATCTAAAAACGCTTGGTTCTAACATTTTGTCAGACATTCAAATGGGGCTGGGCTTCAAAGAAAAAACATCTGACTATCAAGCAAGAACTCGCCGCACTAGAGATCGTATGGCTGCTGAAAGAGAAAGAAAAAAAGCCAGTGGTGGAGGCGATAGAAAGCCAGCAAAAAAAGTTGCTCCGCAAAAAACACCGGAGCAAATAGCCAAAGAAAAAGAACGGGCAGAAGGTCAAGAGCGCCGTAAGAAATTTGAACAAAAGCGCGGTAAATTTGTTGCGAAACGCCGTGCGCTGTTGAGGAATATTATGAATGACTAAAATCAAGAATGATGAAAGAGTTTATCGCAAGGTAATGGCTGTTGAAGAGCCTAAGCCAGAACCTCAAAAGAAATCAGCGCCTAAAAAGAAAGCAAAATCTGGTGGTAAAAAAAGCGCATCAAAATCCTAAAGGTGGACTGAACGCTGCCGGACGTGCTTACTTTAAGCGCAAAGAGGGATCTAATCTAAAGCCTCCCGTCAAATCCGGCGATAATCCCCGCAGAGCGTCCTTCCTTTCTCGCATGGCGGGGAACTCCGGGCCGGAGCGTGATAGCAAAGGTCGTCCTACTCGCCTACTGTTGTCCCTCCGCGCCTGGGGTGCTTCCTCCAAAGCAGATGCTAGAAAGAAAGCGGCGGCGATAAGTAAAAGGAATGAAGCAAATGCCTAAACTATCGATCAGAGAAGTCATGGCTCGAGAGGCTAAGGCACAGGCTCGAAAGGATGAATGGCGCACAATCTATGAAGATTGTTATGAATTTGCCCTGCCCCAGCGCAATCTTTACAATGGATATTATGAAGGCAAAACTCCCGGCAAGGGGAAGATGCAAAGAGTTTTTGATAGCACTGCAATGGCTTCCACTAAGAGATTTGCCAATCGTTTGCAATCTGGGTTGTTCCCCCCCAACCGCAAATGGTGTCGTCTCGAACCCGGTTCTGCTGTTCCTCCACGGGATCGGGAACGAGCGCAACAGATCTTGGATGCTTATGTTGATATAATGTTTGACCAATTGCGCCAGACCAGCTTTGATCTAGCGATGGGTGAGTTTCTCTTAGATCTTTGTGTTGGCACAGCTGTAATGATGGTAATGCCCGGTGATGAAGTTACGCCTGTTAGATTTTTGGCTGTGCCTCAGTATTTGGTTGCCATTGAAGAGGGCGCATATGGCATTGTCGATAATGTTTATCGAAAGCTGCGCATCAAAGCAGAGTCAATTACCAGAGAGTTTTCAGACGTTCAGTTGACGCCAGAGTTAGAGGATGCAATTGATCGACGCGGATCTGAAGAGTTAGATCTCTTTGATGCAATTATCTTCGATCAGGAAACTGGCCGGTATCATTATCACGTTGTTTGGCCAGCCAAGTCACAAGAAATTGTTTATCGTGAAATGCCATCCAGCCCATTTATTGTTGCCCGGTTCAGCAAAACCGCTGGTGAAATTTATGGTCGTGGTCCTTTGGTTGATGCGATCGCTGATATTAAAACGCTTAACAAAACGCTCGAGCTTGTTTTGAAGAATGCAAGTCTTGCAATATCCGGCGTATATCTTGCGGCAGATGATGGTGTTCTTAATCCACAGAACATTAAAATACAGCCCGGATCAATCATCCCCGTAGCAAGAAATGGTGGGCCACAAGGCGCATCTTTGGCCCCATTGCCCAAAGCCGGAGATTTTAACACAAGTCAAATCATTATTCAGGATCTAAGAGTAAACATCAAAAAGATCCTAATGGATGATACATTGCCGCCGGACACAATGTCGGCTCGATCTGCAACGGAAATAGCGCAACGCCAACGTGAACTGGCAACAAACCTTGGATCTGCTTTCGGTCGTTTGATGACTGAAATTATGAACCCACTTGTTTCCAGGATCTTGTTTGTCCTAGATCGCCAGGGCTTGATTGATATGCCATTGAAAGTCAATGGCGTCCAAGTTAAAGTTGCTCCGATATCGCCGTTGGCGGAAGCGCCAAAGATGGAGGAAGTTAATCAACTTCTAAGCTTTATGCAGATCGCCAATGCAATGGGACCAATGGGTCAATCTTTCCTTAACATCGAGGAAAGTATATCATTTATTGCCGAGAAAATGGGTATTGATCAACGGGTACTAAATACCCCAGAGGAACAACAGGCTATGATGCAACAAATGCAACAAGCTATGATGCAAGAACAGCAACCTATGCCAACTGACCAAACAATAGCAGAGGTAATGCAATGAGTTCTCCAGACGGTTGGGAAGGTATAAGCCAAGCGTTTGTTGAGCCGCCAAAAGCGGACGACCTTGATATTCTTTATGGAAGGGTCTTTAAATCTGAGGAAGGTCAAAAGGTGTTACATCACCTACGACAGATAACTATTGAACAACCTTCTTGGTATCCAGGTGAAGATGCAAGTCATGGTTTTGTTAGAACCGGTATGGCTGAATTGGTACGCCTGATTGAAAAGCGGGTTGATAGGAGTAACAATGTCTGAACAAGCTGAAGTAATCGAAACATCTGAAGATGCGCCCCTGGTTAATTTTCAAAAGCCAGAGGAACAACATCAAGAACAAGAACAGCCATTTCAATTACGGCCAGAAGAAAATGAAGAAGTTGAAATTGACAATGAGCCTATCGAGCGTCCTGATTTTTATCCAGAAAAGTTTTGGGATGATGATGGACCTGATGTTGAAAAGTTGGCAAAAAGTTATGCTGAACTTGAAAAGGCATTTAAGCAAGGCAAACACAAAGCGCCAGATGGTGATTATGAAATTAAAAATCTGGTGGATAATGGCCTCGACCCGGAGGATCCGACCTTCCAGGTATATAATGATTGGGCGCAAAAATACGGTATATCGCAACAAGCCTTTGAAGAGTTGGCCGGTGATATTCTTGGGGCATCAATGGAAGCGGCTGAATTTGCTGACTATGATCGTAAGCAAGAAATGGATAAGCTCGGTGAGCGCGGTCAAGAAAAAATTGCATATCTCGAGCGACACATAACTAAAGCAGCACTAACTAATTCAGAGCGTGAAGCTTTAGCATATAGTCTTAATAATGCTGACGCTATCAATGCAATGACCAAGTTTATTCAGGGTTATACGAATGAAGGCATACCGACAACGCCGGTTGTGGATAGCCCGGAAATGACTAGAGAAGATCTTGCTCAAGCAATTTCAGATCCTCGATGGCAGACAGACGCAGTCTGGCGAACAAAGATTGAAAAACAATGGGCGGCAGCAAATAGCTAGATTTTGTTGCAATCACCACATTTTGCGTGTATAGGCAGATTAAGGGCTAACCGTTGCGCGGCCCCTTGATGCGGTAAACCGCTGGATGGCGCGACCATTTTCGCGCAAGCGACTGCCCGAATTACATCGGCTAACAGTAAGCGTTTTGAGTTGAAACCTAATAGGAGGCTTCTGCTATGGCGCAGAGTATTACTAATGCCTTTGTAACGCTTTTCGATGAGGAAGTTAAACAGGCATACCAAGGCGAAGCATTGCTTCGCGGCACAATGCGGACACGCACAGGTGTCCAGGGTAACACAGTAAAGTTCCCAAAAATCGGTAAAGGTGTTGCAACAGTTCGTGTTCCACAAACTGACGTAACTCCATTGAACGTAACCTATAGCCAGGTTACTGCCACAATGTCTGATTATATCGCAGCTGAATATTCAGATATTTTCCATCAATCACACGTCAACTTTGATGAGCGCCGTGAATTGGTACAAGTTGTTTCAAAGGCGATTGCTCGTCGTATGGATCAGCTTTGCATCGATGCACTTGATGCGGCATCTTCGCCATCAACTGTTGCAACATCTGTTGGTGGTGCGGCTTCAAACATGAACATTGAAAAACTTCGTGCAGCTGCAAAAGCACTGAACGACAACAACGTTCCAGCGGAAGGCCGTCACCTGTTGATGCACTCATCACAACTTGACGCAATGCTAGGTGAAACTGAAATCACATCAAGTGATTTTGCTACCGTCAAAGCGTTGGTTCGTGGAGAAGTTACATCATTCATGGGCTTCAACATTATCACAATGGGTGATCGTGATGAAGGCGGTGTTCCTAAGCCATCAACCCGCACATGCTTTGCTTGGCATCAAGATAGCATGGGTTATGCCGAAAGCATCTCTCAGAAGTCAGAAGTAAACTACATCCCAGAGAAAACATCGTTCCTTGTAAGTTCTATGTTCTCAGCGGGTGCGGTTGCAATTGACGATGAGGGCATCGTTAAAATCAGCTGTACTGAATAAGGAGACTGATACATGGCTTTTTCTAGCACTGGTTTTGGAACCGGGGGTCCATCTAAAAAAGGTAATGCCCCTTGCATCTATACATATCAAACCGCTGACACGATAGCGACTGTAAATACAGAGGGCTATTTCAATGATCTGTCAGATACTCTGGCGGTTGGCGATTTGATTTATGTTGTGTCATCTACTGGCGGCACTCGCGTAAGCACACTTACGCAAGTTCTGTCCAATACTGGCGGTGTTGTTGACGTTGCAGACGGTACGACACTGGCCGCAACGGACGGTGACTAAAATAATGAGGGGCTGGGTAACTGGCCCCTTTAATCACATTGGAGGATTATCATGGCTGCTGGAGATACGGATCTATCTATTTGTTCGGATGCTTTAATTCTCTTAGGGGCTGCGCCTCTTTCGTCGTTTACAGAGGGAACGGATAGCGCCCAAGCATGTGATCGACTTTATCCTGATCTCAGAGATACAATTCTTAGCACTTATCAATGGTCCTGGACTTTAAAAAAGTTGCAGTTGGCAAGGTTATCAACAAATCCTGTAAATGAGTGGAAATATGCGTATCAACTTCCCGGCGATATGCTTTCCGGTGTTTTAGCGGTTTTTGAAACAAGTGGTACGACAGAGCGTCCATTGCGATATGGATGGGAGATTTATGGAGATCAAATATATACCAACCTTGAAACATTATACATTGATTATCAGGCAACTGTTTCTGAAAGTAAAATGCCATCATACTTTGTGAGATTGCTTCGTTTGGCTTTGGCGGCAGAGCTTGCAATAGTTATTACAGACCAAGCGGCGAAGGCAGATTTTTTTCATGCTTTAGCATTTGGATCCCCGGCTGAAAACGGTCGAGGTGGTGAAATGCGCAAGGCAATGAATATTGACGGTCGTGGCCAATCAAGTCAGGTAATAGAGGATTACGCGCTTATACAGGCGAGGTACTGATGAGAATTACGCAGTTCCAAACTAACTTTTCTGTCGGAGAGTTGGATCCTTTACTCAGGGCTAGAACAGATCTTCAGCAATATCAGAACGCGCTTGAGGAAGCGACAAATGTACTTGTGCAACCACAAGGCGGAATTAAGCGCAGAGATGGACTAAAGTTTATCCATAACTTTGGATCTTCATTCACAGACTTTAAACTTATACCTTTTGAGTTCAGTGTGAATGATAGTTATATATTGGTAATTGTTTCTGGACGTATTTATGTTTTTAAAGATGGGACGCTTCAAACAAATATAAATGGTTCCGGTAATGATTATATTACAGCATCGGCTATCACGGCTGCTATGCTGGACGAATTGCAATATACTCAAGCGGTAGATACTTTAATTCTTTGCCATGAAGATTTGCAAACTAAAAGACTTGTAAGAAATACAGATACGTCTTGGACACTTGAGAATTTGCCCATCACTAATCTTCCAAAGTATGCCTATGCTTTTGATACGCATAGTCCTAATTTTGATATTACGCCCAGCGCAACATCTGGAAATATTACTGTTACAGCATCTAGTGTAACAACTGATACTGGTACGGCTCAAGCCGGTGGCAGCGATACAATTACTTTAAAAGCGGCTAGTAGCTTTACATCTGATGATGATCCAAATGGAATGTTCATTACTTTAACATCTGGCGCTGGCTCTGGCCAAACTCGACACGTTGAAGATTATGTTGCATCTACAAAGGTTCTTACAGTTTATCCAGCATGGGATACTCAGCCCAATAACACTACTGGATATAAAGTTGAAGCATATGCTCCCGCAGCCGTTGGTGAATATCTTCAGGTTACAAGTACATTTGGCCGGGCGCGATATGTTGAATATGTAAGCGCCACACAAATGAAAGCATATGTGGAAGTTCCTTTCTTTGATACTAGCGCGGTTGTTGCTGGTAATTGGGAAAGTGAACATGGTTATGAAGATGTTTGGTCTAGCACTAGAGGATGGCCTCGATCTGCAACTTTCCATGAAGGTCGTTTATATTTTGGTGGATCAAAATCCAGACCCAATACAATATGGGGATCCCGTGTAATTGATTATTTCAACTTTGATCCTGGTACTGGATTGGATGATGAAAGCGTTGAAGCAACGATCAACACAAATCAATTAAATAGTATTGTGAATGTTATATCTGGTGCAGATATGCGGATCTTCTCAACCGGAGGTGAGTTCGTTGTTGTTCAATCAGAAGATACACCAATAACCCCTAATAATTTCTTAATACGCCCACAAACTCGACTTGGATCAAAACCCGGTGTTCCTATTGAAGATTTAAATGGCGCGTCAGTATTTGTGCAACGCCAAGGTAAATCCCTTAATGCGTTTCAATTTGGAAATACAACTTCATCATATCAGATCCAACAGATCTCTGTTTTATCATCTCACTTAATTAAAAATCCCGTTGACCTAGCGGCACGTCGATCAACGTCAACTGATGAAGCAGATCGATTATTTGTTGTAAATGGTGATGATGGATCAATATCAGTGTATTCTATATTGGTCGGTCAGAACGTAATTGCGCCTAGTAAGTTCACAACGGACGGTGAATTTTTAGCTATAGCTGTAGAGATTGCGGATGTGTACGCTATTGTAAAGCGTACAGTAAATTCTGCGACTGTGTACTATCTTGAGAAATTTGATAATTCTTTGACGCTGGATAGTGCTAAGAGCGGCACAGCGGCATCGTCAGTGGCTATGTCGCACCTTGAGGGTAAAGAGGTCGAGATTGTGCGAGATGGTGTTGTGGAGCCTTCTCAGACGGTCGGAGCGTCTCCATATACTATAACATTTGAAACTGCGGCAACTTCAAGCTATCAGGTTGGTTTGAATTATACGGTCCAGGCAAAAACAATGCCAACTGAACCGGTGCTTGCTTCTGGTAGTGTTCAAGGCGTAAAGAAACGAATTGTTCAGGTTGATGCAATTGTTTCTGAAACAAAAGATCTGACAATCAATGGCAAACAAATTTCGTTTAGAAACTTTGGTGAAAGTGTTCTGGATACTGCGGTCCAACCATTTACCGGTGTAAAAACAGCGCACGGGATACTTGGTTATAGTGCAACCGGGCAAATCACAATTGGTCAAACCGTTCCGCTCTCGATGACAGTCTTGGGCTTGGAATATAAATTAAGCGTGGGGTCTTGATATGGCAGCATTAGCAGGGGCAGCAATGGGCGGCGGGATGTCAACGGGTTTGATGTTTGCGTCTACGGCAATGAGTGCAATGGGACAGATGCAAACCGGTCGCGCTAGAGAACAAGAATATGATGCAAAAGCTGCGCAAGAAGAAATGCGGGGCCGGTCTGAAGCATTAGCATATAGACAACAAGGCGCTGACGTTCTTAGAAACTTAAATGAAAACCTGGCTGCAATTATTGCTAGGGCCGGAGCCGGAGGTGTTGACCCAACAAGCGGATCTGCTGCTGTGATGCAAGTATATGCAATGAGTGAAGGTTTGCGTGAGAAAAATATTGCAGCTGACAATGCTATTTTGGCAGAGGGTCAGGCCGCAACACAAGCATATCAATATAGATTAGCTGGTGATAACGCTCGTCGTGCTGCAAATATGCAAGCATTTGGAACGATTACCACAGGCTTATTCCGCATGGGGAGCTTATAAATGGCAAGACTTCCTAGATATCAAAGACTTGGTGTTACAGCGCGACAACCTCGAAGCATAGATTTTGCTGGATTTAGAGAAGAAGCGAATGTTGGGATGGCGATGTCTCAAACATTCGATCAGATGTCTAAGTTTCTATATGAGCGTGCCGGAGAAGAAGCGCAGCAACGCGGTCTTGAGCGTGTTCGCACAGAGGGTGCGCAACCTATTTTGGAAGAACTGCGTATGCAGGGTGGTCCTAGAGGCATTGAAGAAAAGACAGCATATGAAGCAGCTAATCGTATTGCTGTTGCTGAATTGCAAAGTGAAGCTGATTTAGAAATTACCAAAATACTGACACAAGGGCAAAATAATAAAACATCGTTTTCTACAGTGCAAACGCAACTGAAAGATATAACAGATGGCTTTGCCGCATCTTTGTCTGACATTGATCCCGTATCAGCTGGATTGCTTCGCGCCAGACTTACCGAAACAACTGGTAAGGCGGAAATGCGTTATTCTAAATGGTACACTACTTACCAGGCTGGATTGCGCAAAGAAAAACAAAATCGTGTATCGGCCAATGAAGCTGAGATTATTATCGGCAATGCAACTGTTGCTGGCTACACTATAGAAGCAATAGAATCAGATATTGAAAAAGCTTCTACGAATTTAGAGGATCTTGGTGTAAAAGCAGAGAATATTACGGCATGGGCTAAAGGTGTTCGTGAAAAAGCTATTAAGGAAAAAACGGTATTTGATTTTTATCAAAAACCAATAACAGAACAAAAAGAACAAATTGAAGCCATTCTATCTGGTAAAGAGAGTTTACCAGGTATGGATTTTGAAGATAGTATTCGATTTGTAAATGGATTGTTGCGGCCAGAATATAATCGAAGTGTAACGGCAGTGAAGGCCGAAGCTGACTTTTTAGTAAATAAAGTTGATGAATTAGAAGATATTTTAGAAAGCGGTGGTCGTATATCTGCTGAGGACTTGGAAACTTTACGCAGCGCAGCGGTAGATGTTTCAGAGCAAGATGGAACAATTGGATCACCGGCAGTTAAAGCGGTCAACGATTTATCAGAATTAGAAGGCTTTTATGCTTCTATGCGCGGAACTTCTTTATCAGACATGGAAGAAAATGTTCTAAGTTTGCAAAATGGTATTAAAGGCGCTGGTAAAGAGGGCATTGATACAACACTTGAGGTTGATCGATTAGATCGCGCTCAGAAATTTTTGACAAACATGAAAACACAAATTAGCCAGGATCCTATGGGATATGCTGATCGTCAGGGCATAATTCAAAGACAATCCATATTATCGGTTGATGAAGATAATAAAATACAAGTTAATCAAAATGCTTTACAAAAAAGACAAAAGCAAGCTATGCAAGTTGCTGCTCAGTATGGATTGCAAACGCCTAAATTTTTATTTGCTGATGAAGCCCGGCGGATTGGGTTGTTATTAAATCAAGCAGAGGGTGCTGCTAAATTAGACATCCTTGGTGCTTTATCATCGTTCGATGCGGCAGCGGGTCAGGTCTTAGAAGATATTGCAGAATATAATCCTGAAATGGCATTGGTTGGTGCATTGGTAAATGCTGGAAATACAGAAACAGCATTGCTTGCCGTGCAGGGTATGGACCGAATTAAGGCGGGTGAAAAGCCTATTGATTTTACTCCAACAAATATAGAATTGGTTCATAATCGATTTGGCAGAGCAATTACAACGCCAAAACATCATGCGGCAATCAAAGATGTTGCTAAAGCAATTTATACAGAAATGGCTGCAAGTAAGGGTGTTTTTGCATGGAGTGATGAACTTTATGAGCAAGCCTATCAAATGGCGGCGGGTCAAACTACGCGCAATGGTAAAGTATATGGCGGTATTCAAGAGGTTCGCGGCATACAAACCTTTGTAATGCCGGAAATGACTGCTAATGATTTAGAAACATTTTTAAATGAAATAAATGTTGATGTTATTCAATTGGCAACGGGTCAACAAATTAGTGGCGACTTAGCTGAACAAATTAAAGAAAATGATAATTACAATTTCCGTAATGTTGGCGGCAATAAATACTCAATAGAATATGGCGATAAGGGTGAGGCATTTGTTTCGGATGCAGATGGTCGGCCAGTTATTATTGATATTACACAATTACAAAAATCTTTTGGTTTAATGCTGCCAGATGTTGGTGCAATGACAACGGAAACTAAATCAACTGAAAGGATTTTTGGTATAATAAGTGAAGAACTTTCTTTCAAAAGAAAACTTAGAAAAACAGGCTTAGAACAGATCACTGAAATATCTCCGGCAGCAGCCCCAGCGCCTCCTGGTCAAATCCTAGAGGATCTTCCAGAAGAGCTTGAATTTGTGCCTGGGTCTAAAGAAACCCGTGAATTGAAAAGAACAATCTCAGGCATTTCTGAAAGCCCTAGAAAAGAAATCGCGCTTAAAAACATTAAAAAAATGCTAGCATCAACTAGAGGGGTTAGAGATAGAAAAAATATTAAAGCATATGATGCTATGATAAGTAAGGAAATAGAGAAAAACCCAACATTCTTTATGTCTTATGATGATTGGCTGAAAACACAATGATACAGTTTGATCGATCAGATGTATATGATTTTCCTGGCATGGTTGGTATTTCTGAGCCGGTATCTGACTTTGCAGAAAACTTTTTTGCTGCACAAGATAATATGCGTCTTAACGATCAATCTCAAAGCAAAGAGCTTATTCTTAAAGATTTGTGGACACCTATCGTTGAAGAGATGCGCGAGACATTTCCCAACCAAGGATTTGGTGGTCGTGATTTTGAAAACCCGGCAGACTTCTTAGGGATCGGACTAGGTGTTTATAGTTCAGCCGGTGGTCCACAGGACAGATATAACTTTGCTGTAAATACTCTCCTGAATTTTATGAACGAAAATCAGGAAAGCTTACCGGATCATTTAAAAGGAATTACGGTTCAAAGCTTAGAAGATATTGCAAAGGAACGTGCGCAAGCTGCAAGAAAATATGCTGAAGAAGTTGGTGCAAGAAACTTTACGTTTAGCGGAACACTTGGTCAATTTACTGGTGGTGTTAGTGGTCTAATTGATGATCCGGTTAATGCGTTTGGTCTTATGGGTTCAAGTGCAAAAAATTTATGGAGATTGGCATTTACCGAAGCTGCGATTGGTGCGGGTACTGGCGCAATAGCAGAGGCCGGTGTTGCAGATTGGTATGAAGAATTAGGATATGATTATACATATCAAGATTTTCTTCGCAATGTCGCATATAATACGGTTGGCAGTGCAGCATTTGGCGTGGGTATTCGAGTATCAGCGGATGCCGCAAAAAGTGGCTGGAATGTAATTAGTAACTCCGGCAAGGCAAATAAAGACAGTCAAGCTTTAGCAGATGCGGCAGAAGCAAGAGAAGAGTTAGAAGCTGATAATCCATTTACAGATGCAAATTTGCCCCCGGCACAGGCAGAACATACTTCCAGAACAGTAAGCGCAGAAGCGGCGGTTGAAAATAATACTGCGCCTATGATACCAAATGAGGCTACTATTCAGCCAACGCCTGAGATGATTGAAGCCGCTACCGATAATCTTAATGGCGTTATGTTTTCTGTAAATCCAAGAGATGTGAATGTTGATGCTAAACGCTTTCAGTTTAAAGAAGGCGGCGATGAGTATGGTGTCACTGAGCGGTTGCAAGGTGTAACTGAGTGGGATCCTATTAAAGCTGGGACTGTTATCTTCTGGGAAGATGTTGATAGTAAGATATTTGTGGCCGATGGCCATCAGCGTGTTGGTTTAGCCCGGCGTATCCAAGCACAGAAGCCCGATGAGAAAATAGAAATCATTGGTTATAAATTGCGTGAAACAGACGGTGTAAGCGCAGAGAAGGCCCGTGTAATAGCGGCAATGACAAATATCGCACAAGGCACTGGCACAGCAATTGATGCCGCTAAAGTGCTTCGTGTGGAGCCTGGGCGCATTGCAGAGTTACCGCCTCAATCTGTTTTGGTAAGACAGGCTAGAGATCTGGTCAATCTAAATAACAAAGCATTTGGTGCTGTTGTAAATGAGGTTATCCCAGCAAACTATGGTGCGATAGTTGGTCGGTTGATTGATGATCCTGATTTGCAAGATGCTGCTATCGGGGTTTTGGCAAAGTCAGATCCGGCAAACCTTTTCCAAGCAGAGGCAATAGTTCGTCAGGTGCGGGAAATGGACACTGTGCAAGAAACGCAAGTGTCTTTGTTTGGCGAAGAGATTATCACAGATAGTTTATTTACAGAACGCGCACGGGTTCTTGATAGAACAACTAAGCTTTTGCGTGGTGATAAGGCGGCGTTTGAAAGCCTAAGTAAAAACGCTGAACGTATTGAAGCAGAAGGCAATAAGCTTGCCAAAGAGCAAAACCAAAGGAGGGCCGACCAAGATGCCCAAGCGATCACGCTCCTCCAAGCGCTTGCAAACCGAAAAGGCGTCCTCAGCGATGACCTCTCAGCGGCAGCAAGAACAGCTAGAGAAACAGGAAACTATGCAGAAGCAGCCCGAAACTTCGCCGATGCTGTCAGACGAGGAATTGAACGAGGCGATTTTGATGGGGCGTCAACTGGCGATGTTGGACGCGCTGTCGATGTTGCGCCGCAAAGCCGCGAGGCTGCGATCGAAGAAGAGCCAACCCTAGAGGGATTTGATGAACCCACCGGCCCAGCGGTAGAGGCCCAGGTTAATCAGATGGTTCTTGATACTTTTCGCGCACTTGAGGAAGTACCTGTTAAAGAAGATGTAAAAGCTATCGAAAGATCCTTGAAAGATCGTCAACCGGTAGAAACTGTTGATGATATTTTTAAAATTGCACAAGCGTCACAAGACTTTATTGATGGGATTGGCCGTGGTCTTGCAAGAGATTTGGGTATTAATTTTAAAAACCCTGGCTTGAAAAAAATTGAAACTGCAAAAGAAAAGATGCAGCGCAAGAGTTATGCATCTGCCAGGGAAATGACAGATATTTCTCGGGCTGGTTTTGTTATTAATAAAGCTTCGGATGCTGATGCGATTACAGAACGCCTAGCGCAGAATGCAGAAATATTAGATGAAGGATGGGCTGTTACTCCAGCGGGATACTTTGATCGTAAAATTTTAGTCCGTACTCCTAATGGAATTATTTCAGAGATACAGATCTGGTCGCCTAAGCTGATTGAAGCTAAGAATGCAAAAGGTCATAAGCTGTATGAAAAACAGCGTATGTCTAAAGATCCAGAAGAAATTGACGCATTAGAAGCACAGCAACGAGAGCTTTATACTCAGGCATTATCGGAAGAAGATCCGTCATTTTCAAAGCTTGTCGGTATGGAAAAAGATCCAAAAGTGCTTTCAAATGCAGACATAAAAGCAGCTTCATCCGCAATCACCCGGCCAGAATTACGAACATCCAGACCATCTACGGCTGTCCAAGGGCCGCCTGGTGTTAGTATGGCTAGAGCTTTAGAGGCTGAAAAAGATATAGCGGGACGCCCATCCCAAGAAACTAGAAAAGTGTCAGACATTGGCGAACCTCCTACTGAAGATATAAGCGATATTACAATAGATATCAAGCCTGATGATTTTGATTTAGAGATACCGCTGACAACTAGATTTGATGAAGAAACTGGCGAGCTTTTGGCAGAAACAAAAACATTGCGTGATATTAAGGCTGATATCGATGCAGAGGATGCACTGATTAACCGTTTGGGGGTATGTGGTTTATGAGTACGTTTAGACAGTGTGTTGAGGATGGTGTAAGGGCTGGTGAGATTACACAAGCACAAGCGGATGAATATGGTAATTTGTTCGATGAATTGGTTGAGCAATACAACCAACAACTAGGCCCAGGCCCAGCGCAAACAAAAGCTGGGATCGATGCAGCGGCGGCGGTGCGCAAAAAATCAATTGAACGTAAGCGTCAAAGAATGTTGCAAGCACAGACGTGGAAAAAGATTAAACTGGATATGGAGAATTATCGCACCATTACCGGGCAACAGGATATGAACAAAGCGGCCTTGGCCTTTTTTGAACAAGACGCAACGTCTAAGTATTCAAGCATTGTACAGCTACAGGCAACCATTGAGCGCAGCGCAACTCGGAAGATGGACAAGTTCTTGGCAACATTCCGCCGGGATCTGGTTGGGCGAGTGCGAAACAAAGCGCAACTTGGAAATATGATAAAGGAAGTTTTTGGTGAAAGCACTGGCGATGCTTCTGCAAGAGAATTATCATTGGCATGGAAAGAAGCGTCTGAATATTTGCGCAAGCGTTTCAATGCGGCGGGGGGCGCTATCCCAAAGCGTTCTGATTGGGGATTACCCCAGCAACACAGCACCATAAAAGTACGCGAGGCAAGCTTCGAAGAATGGCGTGACTTTATCTCAGCGCGTCTTGATCTGGACAAAATGAAAGACATGGAAACCGGGTTACATTTTTCTCCGCAAAAGCTTGAACTTGCTCTGAGAGATGTTTACGAAACAATCCGCACCGATGGCATGAGTAAGATTAAGCCAAGTGGTCGGCCAACTGGCGGCAAGTCTTTGGCAAATAGAAATGCAGACCATCGTTTCTTGGTGTTTAAAAACGCAGATTCTTGGATGGAGTATCAGCAAAAGTTTGGCAATGATAATCCCTTCGATGTGATGATGGGGCATATCAGCAATATGTCCAGGGACATCGCATTCATGGAGCGCCTGGGGCCAAACCCGATGGCGACTAAAAACTTTATCAAACAGACTTTGCAGAAATCTGCGGCTGGTGAAGATAAGGCAGAAAGCGCGGCAAGATCCGCAAGCAGAAAAGTCGATGAATTATATAATATTCTTCAAGGCACACATAACACTCCGGTTAATAGATTTTGGGCAACGACATTTGCGGGAACTAGACAGATCTTGCAATCTGCACAGCTTGGTGCTGCGGCCATATCTGCAATTACAGATGTAAACTTTAACCGCATTGCAAGGCGCATGAATGGCTTGCCGCAAACAAAGACGCTTATGCAGTATGTAAAGTTATTGCAGCCTTTAGGTGCTGAGGAAAAGGGTAAGCTTGCAATTCGCCTGGGGCTAACGGCGGAGGGTTGGTCTACCCTGGCGGCGGCACAGATGCGCTATACCGGGGATATCTCTGGGCCAGAGGTGACGCGGCGGATCGCTGATTTTGTAATGAGAGCATCGCTTCTATCGCCAATGACACAAGCTGGGCGCTGGGCGTTTGGCATGGAGTTTCTGGGAAGTCTAGCTGATAACGTAGGCAAATCTTTTGATGAATTAGACCCAATGTTCCGCAAGGCTATGGAGCGTTATAATATCAATAGTGATCGCTGGGACATCATCAGGACCACCGAGCTATACGATTACAAGGGCGCAAAGTTTTTACGGGCTGAGGATATAGAGTTTCGTGATGACATTGATCCTAGATTGGCTAGAGAATTAGCAACCGATATAATGCGGATGGTTGAGACTGAAACAAATTTTGCAGTCCCATCAACATCAATCCGCGGCCGCGCTGCACTTACTGGTGATATTCCTCCAGGCACACTTGCCGGTGAGATGGTACGATCATTTGCCATGTACAAAAACTTTGGCGTTACGCTGGTAAACACCCACATCATGCGCGGTGCTGGTACGCCCGGTGTTAAAGGTAAGGGTCGATACTTTGCTGATCTACTTATTAGCACGACACTCATGGGTGCATTAGCTCTTCAGCTAAAAGAAATGTCTAAAGGTCGTGATCCTAGATCTGTCGAAGACCCTGAGTTTTGGGGCGCTGCGTTTTTGCAAGGCGGCGGCTTAGGAATATATGGAGATTTTCTCTTTGCAGACTTAAACAGATTTGATCGGGGTTTGGCTGAAACTATTGCTGGTCCGGTTGTGGGGTTTGCTAACGATGTTCGAAAGCTTACTTTTGGTAATATTGTCGAAGCAATACAAGGTGAAGATACAAAGGTGGCAAGTGAAATGATTAACTTTGCTCAAAGATATACGCCGGGTGCATCGCTTTGGTATATGCGTCTTGGCTTGGAACGGATGGTCTTTGACCAAGCAAAACTGTGGGCTGATCCTGATGCTGGCAATAAGATCCGGCGTAATATTCGCAAATATCAGAGAGAGTATGGTCAGGATTACTGGTGGTCGCCAGGTCAAACTTTACCTTCAAAAGGGCCGGAGTTCGATAATGTGTTTGGAAATTAAGTTTAGATCTGCTATAGATCGATCAAATAAGCGGAGCGTGTGAATGGCCGATATCGCAATTAATCCCGTAACCCGTAGGGTTCAATTCACCGGCAACACCGGTTTAGGTCCATTTGCCTTTACTTTTAATATTCTGGCAGATGCCGATATCGCTGTGTATAAAAACACAACGCTGCTTACTTTAACAACTGATTATACGGTTTCCACAAATGTAAATGGTACTGGATCTATAACTCTTACTGGATCCGGCAACGGTACTGCGCTTATTGCGTCTGATGTTTTAACAATCATTGGTGGCCGCAATCTCGAAAGAACAACAGATTTTGTAACGGCTGGTGATCTACTGGCTTCAAGCTTGAATGAACAGCTTGATAGCCTGGTAATTATGGCGCAACAGCTAGACGAAAAGATGACACGCTCTTTCAAAGTAAATCCCGGAGATGTGTTTACAGATCTTGAGATGCCTTTGCTTGATGATCGTAAGGGTAAATACCTAGCGTTTAATTCTACGACCGGAGATCCTGAAGCCGGGCCAGATGAAACTGATGTCACAGCACTTGCTGCAATCACATCTGATATTGCCACACTTGCAGACATTGAAGATGGCACAGATGCAACGGATGCTATTCAAACTGTTGCTGGAATATCAAGTAATGTTACGACAGTTGCTGGCATTTCAAGTAATGTCACAACGGTTGCTGGGATTTCTAGTGATGTAACGACTGTAGCTGGTGATTCTACAGATATTGGAACAGTGGCAACAAACATTGCAAGCGTAAACACAAATGCAACAAACATTGCTTCTATAAATACCAACGCAACAAATATTACTGACATTCAAAACGCTTCAACAAATGCCGCAACAGCAACAACAAAAGCTGCGGAGGCGGCAACATCTGCAACTAATGCTGCAACGTCAGAAACAAATGCGGCAACATCGGCAACAAATGCGGCGACTTCTGCATCGGCTGCGGCAGCATCACAGACTGCGGCGGCTGCATCGGCTGCATCTGCGGCGTCTGCTTTTGATAACTTTGATGATACTTACCTTGGCAGCAAAACATCTGATCCAACAACGGACAATGATGGTGATCCGCTAAATGCTGGCGATCTGTATTTCAACAGCACTGCCAATGAGATGCGTGTGTACGATGGTGCGAACTGGATTGCAGCAACATCGGCTGGCAACGTGTCTTTGTTAAATTATAATTACACAGCCACATCGGGACAAACAACATTTTCTGGCGCTGATGATAATGCAGCTACGTTATCATATACTCAGCAAAATCTGATTGTTACATTAAATGGCATAACTTTAGAAGATGGCACAGATTACACTGCAAACAATGGGACAAGCATTGTGCTGGCCTCTGGTGCGGCTACGGGTGACGAGCTAAACATTGTTGCCTTTAAGTCTTTCACGACTGCTGACATGGTTCCAGCGTCTACTGGTGGAACTTTTTCTGGGGCAGTTACGGCTAGTGCTGGCCTAACTGTAGACAACGATGGTGCAACCGTCCTCACTGTTGACCGTGCGTCAACCGATGGGGCAATCATTGATGTTCAGAAGAATGGCTCCTCTATTGGGGGTATTGGAGTTGCTGCCACTGATGATGTTTACTTCGCAGGTGGAACAGGAAGCACAAAGGGCATTTACCTTAATGATAATGGGGTTCTACCTGCAACAACAGGTGGGTCGGCGTCTGATGCTACTGTTGATTTAGGAAATACAGTCTTACGTTGGAAAGACCTCTACCTCTCTGGCGGTGTCTACCTTGGCGGTACTGGTTCGGCTAATAAGCTGGATGACTATGAGGAGGGGACTTGGGTGCCTGCCTCAACTGTTGGCTTCCCCGCTGGGTTTACTGATATATCTGCAAACTATGTAAAGGTCGGATCAATCGTCCATGCTGTTGCCTATTTTAAAGCAAGAAATGACGGGACATCAATTCAAATAGGCGGCCTGCCGTTTGTCCCAAGTTCATTCCACGGCGTAGCTATTGGTCACGAAGCCTTTACCGTCAGAAAAGAATTTGTGTCTTCTTCTACGAGCCGAATTAATGCCGTTCTGAGCAGCACATCTGGCGCAACCTTTTATGACTT